TACCTACGTTCGTACCACCTGCAAGGCCCATAATATCCTTCTCAAAAAACAAATCATCAATGATAGGCTCTGGCATATTCACAAAGGTTTTGGCAAACTGCGAAGGACTAAAACTGCGCATTCCGCCAATATCCTCTGGTTTATCACCAAACCGCACACAGGACGCAAACAACTGATCCAAACTATGACCATCACTAAACCAGTCAGTAAGATCATACCTAGCAGGCTTACCTTCCCACTTCATTACATACAACTCAACCTTCTTCCCAAAGAGCCTTTTCGCCAGTTTTTGCGCACCTAGCTCGCCTTTTTCGTCATTATCGTACACAATATATACTTTATTATATTTTGACGGCAAGGTTATCTCCGCAGGCAGCGCACCCGCACCTGACGTAAATGTCAAGGCGGATGCGCCATTGCAGTATGCGGTGACAGCGTCTTTTTCGCCTTCGCAGATCACAAGTGTGGAGAGAGATAGATGCGGAGTCTCAAACGCCTTGCATTCCGCGTCACCGAACTGCGGTCCTTTATGAAATTTTACATGATTTTCATTGATTTGGAACACTAACTGCGCATTCTTCTTATCATCGCGCCTGACACCGATGGGTAGGTCCAGACACTTCTCATTCCACGGCAACTCCAACTCCTCAACCGCTTTTTGCCAGTGCTGCACAAATGTCGCCCGCGCTTCTGAATATCCGCTCTTTTTGACCTCTTTTGACTCCACTTTGACCTTGGTATTGGTCAATTTATATTCTATACGCGGGGTTTGTATCTTCTCTTCGCTGAAATCCCAACTAAATTGGCACTTATGGCAGTAGGCATAATCACCATTGATCTGCACTGTGCCTTGCTTGCGTGCGGTTCCATCGTCACACTCAGGACACCAGGCACGCTTACCATTATGAGTTATGCGAGAGAAGACATCTGATGCACTCCTCAAAACTTCCTGCGTAGGTTATACAGCGCACAGCAATGACGAAACGCCTGCGCACCCGCATCCAACTTGTCACGATCGATAACATGCTTATGAAACTTCCCATCTTCCTTACCAAAGCGCATAATGATACCATATTTCACTTCCGCTTTAGGCTGCGCAGCTTCGTACATCATTGTATATGCACCTAACTGGATCATCATCTCTGGATATGGACCGCCTTTACTCGTCTTCCAGTCCACCACCACAAGATCACCATCAATCTTACCAATGCAATCCACCGTACCACCAACGCGTAACTCTTCATTTACCAGCGCAAGCTCCGCAGCAAGTACCTTGAAGTTTGCCTTATCATACCATGTTTTAAATCCAAAGAATGCTTTAAGTGCCTGCTCTTCTTGATTTGGCGTATAATCCCGCGTATCTACGTCAAAACCTTGAAGATAACCTTGTATAAGGATATGTGTTAATGTACCTATATCACCCGCTTCTCGCATTACTGCATCTGCATCTTCGCCCTGCGCTGTGATGCGCTTCGCCCATGCAATCAGCGTATTTTTATTCCATCCTAGCTGGTTATTAATAATAGTAGTCACACTTGCTGCGCGTTTGCCGTCTTTCAGCACATAGTTTTGACCATGTAACTTTGTTTTACTCATCGATGTATCTCTCCTTTATTTCGGTTAATATTAAAAGTGTCATACCAAATGCCAAGGTCCAGAAAAACAATCCTAAACCTAACACTAGTATATTTGCTACCCATTCTGCTATGTCAAACATGATCATAGTAACTCCTTTTCTTTTATAATTGTGGCAACGGCCTGCACTACATCCACCGTCACTGCGTTGCCTGCCTGCTTATATCTTTGTGTATCGCTTATCTCGACTACCTTATCATCAATAATACCATACTTATTATGGTCATCGCTAAAACCCTGCAAACGATTGCATTCAACTGGTGTCAACCTGCGCACATTCGTATGCGTTTCACCATATACAATTTCTTTGTCATGCAGTAATAAATTTTCTGAACCATCCTTATAATATCTTGCGCTTATTGTTCTTGCAATCTGTGAATAGTTGGGCCGAAACCGTTGTTCATGTCTTGATGTTTTTGTTTGTGATTGACCAGCGTTGTTAACACCTTGTTTGATAGGAAATACTTTTGGTCCACGTCCTGCTCCAATATATCCGACAATGAAGACTCTCTGCCTGCTTTGTGGGATGGAGAAGTTCCTAGAATTAAGTAATTGGAACTCAATGGTATACCCAAGGTTATTAAGAACTCTGAAGATTGTAGTAAATGTGCGTCCATTGTCGTGGTTAAGTAAACCTTTAACATTTTCGAGTACCAGACATCTGATCGGTCTTTGTTTCTTTCGATAAAAAGATAAAAGCCGTGCAATTTCAAAAAACAGAGTACCTCTGGTGTCATCAATTGCTCTTTTTCCAGCCATGCTGAATGACTGGCATGGAAATCCTCCACAAAGGACATCAATGTTATCTGGCGTATCTTTTCCTGGTCGAATAAGTTTAATGTCATTTAGCTCCTCACTTTCTCTATATTTATATTTATACACCGCGCTGGCATACTTATCTATCTCACTAAAACCTACCCAGTCAAACTGGTAACCTGCGCGCTTAAAACCTTCGTGAAATCCACCAATTCCACTAAATAAATCAAGCATGTTTAAACCCGACATGGTAGCGTCCACCAAGCCAACCAATTCAAACAGTCATCCATTTTCATTGTTCGCACTTTTGTCGGGTTTACAGCGTTTACAAATCTTTCTAGGCTTACCATAGCTAACAAAATCATCATAATATTCAGTACGATTGTGCCAGTTCACTCTGGAAGGTTCAAAGCATTTCCTGCACTTCGTACAGTAAAATATCGTTTTATCTGCAAGTTCCGCATCTAAATTCTTTCTTTGATTGACCTTTTGTAATGCTTTCTGTCTTCTTCCGCCAAAAACAGTAAAATTATCCATTGATCATTTCCTTTATTTTGTCAGTTATATCATTTTCTTTACCTTGTCCATCTATGTACGCTGCAAAATGTACCTCTGCATTTTTTCTGCGTTTCATAAATGCTTTCATGTCTTTGCACAAATCTTCCATAGAAAATGCCATAAACATCGCATCTTCCCATTCATCAACTTCGTTGTCATAGGCTACACTGCCTGCGTAGTGTCTCAAAATCTAAAAAATCCTTTATCTATTTTTAACATTACAAAATTCAGTTGCTTTTTGTTTTTTACATTCAAAAGCAATTCTCCAAATTCGTTTAATTTTTTTCACATCTTTTAATGAAAGTAAAAACCAATATCTCAAAGCCATGTCAGTTAAGACACCTGTTATGTCTCCTATCGTTGGTCTATCTGAACGCCAAAAGTTGATAAAGTGTTGTTCCGTTATACCATTTAGACAGTTTACACCTACTATTGGAAAAGTAAAAATCAACAATGACTTATCGCGCATTAAATCAAAAACTATTGGAAAAAAATGGTCTGGATAACCATAGCTATCTATATCTATAACATCCCACTTTTTCTTATCTGCGCGCATTTGATAGATATAATCAAAACTACTTCCAAATTTTTCCTTTGTCATAGACGTAACAGAACCATATTGTGTATAATAAGCAGTTAAATTGCCTTGTCCACCAAATACTTCTAATATCTCTTTATTTTTAAAAAATGATTTAAATAAATCTAACTGTTGTATTTTTTCTTTTGGGTGATGATATTCATCATCATTATTTTTTTGCTTTTGTCTAATCAATATATGACTATTTTTTGTATGTCCTGTCATCAGCTAAACTCAGGAAACCGCTCATATGAATAGAACCACTTCCTGCCTTTTGTTTGATTGTTCTTGCCAGTTGTGATTGCCAGACTCAATGCATGCGAATTATCGTAAGGATAGTATGCAATTATATCTTTTGGTAAAAAGTATACTGCGACTACGTCAATTCGATTCGTATCTTTATACTTGGTCAAACTAACCTCAACCGCAGTACCTCTCTTTAATTCCATTACAGTTTTCACCTGCACACGCTTCATCGCACCATTACTTAACTCCACCACTAGGTCCACTTGATCTACATCCACAACAGGCGCATAAATATTATATCCTTGGCCGATCAAGTCCTTCTGCACCGCCAGTTCACCCAGCGCACCTTTGTTCATACTATGCAAAAAGCGACTCCATAGGTTGAAGCTGGCTTTGTTCCATAATATATTTAGGACCATAACCCATATCCTGCATATTAACATCCTGCAAAAGTTGCGTGGATTTTGCTCCACCAAGAATAGTAAATGTTGGAAACGATACATGCACCAGAATAAATATATCGCAGTCGTTTGGATTCTTCTTTGTCTTTGCCTGTAGGTATCCAGGATTGTAGGTAGTGGTTTTAACATCGACCTTCTTACCTCTAACCTTGAGGTCGTATCCACTATAGTGTGGCCCAATGCTGAGATCGGGATACCTGTTAAAGTATTTACACACTGCGATCTCACCACCTGCACCATTGATGTCAGGTTCTAGCTTGCGTGGTCCGCGAGAGATCACTCCATTGTTCTGATTTTGGAGCATCCTCGCTGTTCCTGTCTGGACTGCTATCTGCGCTTCTAACTGGTTTAGTATTATTTGCATGTGGGTTTTCCTCTTTATCCATGGCAGCGTATAACACCATGTAATTAGCCACATCAAGACATCGTTGATATGTGGTTTCATCACTGTGGGTCTTGCCTGTTTTAGCATCGTTGCATATTGCATCGACATGTTTTAGTACATAAACCATTAGTGCCTGCTGTGCTGTGATTCCAAGACGCTCCGCAACGTGCTTGAAATTGTAGAATTTATCTTCATTGCTAATGGTATATTCTATTGATTTACTATCGCTAATTTTGGATGCGATATTAAAAAACTTAGTTCTAAACTTATTAAATTCATCGTATTTCATTGACTTCACTCCAATCAATTAGTGACCTTAATGATTTTATTTCTGTTTTCAGCGATGTAATCTGCGCATCCATCTCAATAATGGCAGCTGTCTTACTACCATGCTTTTTAACGCGTTTTTTTAGTATCTTTTCTCTATACTCAGACCAGTTAAACTCTTTCAATTTGCTCTCTCCTTTTTTGTTATATCATCATACTCATGTTGTAAGATGTGAAATGCTAGATTAATAAGTCCAATCACGCCTACTAAAGTAAATTCGTGAATAGACTTTCCATTTTTATCTTCCAACTCAACTGGTATAATTTTTGTTTGATTTGGATACAAGTCTGGATTCACCAAGCTCATTAAAAATAATGCATATTTTTCACTATCAGACAAATTAGCTCTCTCCACTCTTCTCTCCTTTACTGTCTATTCTCCTTAATATTTCATCGCAGGCATCCATGCATACGTCTAATCGTAAATCCTCGCTTACAAGCACCTTTTTCAGCGCATTATTGATACATTCACTAACTAGTTCAACCATTGCTGACCTTACGTTTTTCTGTTTCATTGGATATGGCATTCTCTCTCCTTATAGTTTAGCGGAGCCATGACTATCACGATCATTAGACACGCCATCTTCGGGTTTATGGGTTTCTAAGGCTCCGCTATTAAATAAATTCTTCATCCACTCATGCTTGACTATCCAGAGCCAAGGCTTTCTATCTTGGCGAACCATCACTACGTCCGCATTCTTAAAATCTAAAAATCCTGCAATCTTTTTCCTGCGCTTAACCTGCACACGAATCGTTAAGTCACCTTTAGTAGCCTTAACGTCAATATCGCTCTTCTCACCAAAGCTACGGCCATCACTGCCCCAACTGCGTTCGGCTATGAAGCCGAGATCGCGGAGCAATTCAACGACCTCGACTTCACCTTTGTAGCCTTTACGGGATGCGGAAGAAGGCATCAGAAAGGTAACTCTTCCTCGCCTTCCGCTGTTGGCGTACTCTCAAAAACCTTGTTTGGTTCGTAGGTTTTCTTAAACTCTGCCAACGCACCTTTCACTTCATCAGTAATAGGTGCTTTAGGACATGGTGTGGTAGTATACGTAGTATCCATACCATCACCACTACGTGTAACAATAACATCATAATCAGTCAGGTTGCCCCACTCAGAATTGCGATCCAACTCGGTTAACTGCTTTTGCACAGTGCTTTGAGTTACATCCAATACTTTTATAGAGTGACCATCCCACACTGGTATCTGCCAAAAGTGTTTTGGCTTCTCACCTGCGGGTGCTTCACCTGCTGTTTTGATGCGAACTGGCGTACGATCATCCTGCCAATACTGATAACCCATTACTGGTGTATCTAATATTCGGAATCTGTTTTCGCCTTTGACAAATTTCATAAAGCTACTCTCACCAGTGCTTGGCACATCGTAGGTAGGCTCTAGTAGTCCACTCATCGTTACTCCTTTATTATGTTATAGGTATATCCATGGCGATCGAGTAAAGCGAGTATCTTCTTATAAGTTGCGTCATCTGTATTAGCTTTGACACCGATGTCTGCTTGATAGACTTTTCGCGCACCTGGAATGTATGTTTGGGATTCACCCAATAGTTTTCGCACCTTTTGTGCAAAATTAATTCTTTCTTGTTTATCTGGTATATGGATTGTGAGGAGCATGGGCGATACCTAATGACGTAAAAGAGAGAGAGAGTGTAGTTGTGGAAACGTCACTTCAATCAGTATCGCCCAGTATGTATGATAAACAACTAATAAGGCCATTGGATAAACTCCATCTTTAAACCAAGAACGCGAGCGATCCTGACCTTATGTTCATAACGAAACTTACGCTTGCCACGCATCATAAGTGAGAGCATTGATTTATCCAGCGCAATTTCTCGCGCCAATTGGTTTTGACTAAAACCACACTCTCTCATATGTTGTTGTAAAGGCTTCATAAGTGTTGACAAAGTTTAATGCGCCTTGTCAACACTAAGCAAGAACTATTTTATATTAGAACTCTTCTTCTATGCGCATACCGACATTATATACGTCTGGAGCAACTTGTTGCATGTCTAAACTATCTTGGCCAAAGCGAGCAAATAAAAAGTCAGTTTCATCGGTAGAAGTAGAATCACTGCAAAATACAAATGGAAATAAATTACCTTTTGTCCTATTCCAAACATCTGCAACAACCGTATCAGACGCTTCTACTTCATCACCATAGGTAGTAGGCATAATATCACTAGAAGCCAAATAACTAAAGTTTAAATCATAAACAATGCGTCCACCATATACCCCAGATGCATAGGACGTAGTTAAAAATGGAGATTTATTTAATGTATTTCTAAATCTGCGACCGATGTGTGTAGCATTAGCATATTTTACTCCACCCATTGTTTGCTGAACATTGACACCATCATATATAATAGACCTAGTTAATGATAAATCTGGAGAATGTGGCATCGTGTAGTGTTCACCAACAAGAATACAACCAATTTTCAAATTATTAGTTGCATTAAATAAATTACCACCACCTGCACCTTCAAATTGTATACCAACAAATTGCTCATCAGTTTCGTCAAAAGTAAAGATTGTTGAACCATTAGTGGCAGGTGTAATGATACTTCCACTAGGACTTGAACCAGAGTTTAAAACACCAGCCACATTGGATAAACCATTATCTCTACTAGCTAAATCCACATCATTTATATCATCTAAAGCATCACCAAAAGCTACACGTACCTTTGCTTCTGCACTAGCCATGTTGTGATTTAAGATTGCAATAAAATCTGTTTTAAAATTCGTGCTTTGCTTATTGATATTAATTAATACATGATCACCGCGTATATCGGTACTTGCTGTAGTATTAAATGTCACTTGATTAAATGGCTTCATATCAAACAATTCAGCTTCACTGCCTGTGACGTATGTGTCAATTAAATCTGTGCCAGAAACTACATCGAAGTTTCCGCTTTGCGCAGTGCCAATGGACATTAAAAAATTAATACTGTCTGTAAAGAACTTTGGCGTTCTAACGTTCATATTCGCCATTATCCGACCTCTCTTGCAGTTATGCTCACTTTTCCAGGTGAACGTTTTAAATCTGTAATCATATAGTAGTCATTCCAGTTATCGCCAAAAGGCTCAATAGGCATATCGCCTGCTGTATTACTGAATTGTATTATATCTCCTGTTTCCAATGAATAACCTTTTGCTGGGTTTAAAATATCGCAACTAATGATCTTTTTTATATCACCATAAATATTCATGTAATAATCTGCAAATCCATCATTTGGATTACCACCACCAACATCTGCATTACCTGCTTTATTCACGTTATAATCTAAATTGACCTGCTGTATATTTTCTTTTGCACCAATATTTAAATTAGAACGTGTTGAATTAGTAGAGTCCTCTGAAGTTACACTACTGATATAACTGCTTTGTGCGGGATGTTTTTCATAACTGATATTCATTTTAGTGATTAATTCACTAAATGGTGTAGTGGATATATTAATATTAGCAATATCATCAGCGCGCAATGTTGCAGAAACGTCACTTGAACTGTATGAATCTTTTACATACCAATAAGAACCAACGCCATCTGCACGAAATTTGAATATAAATCCAAATTCATATTGAATCTTTTCTAAAATCTTTTGTAACGAAGTTGGTTCTAGAACCCAAGCTCGTATGTTCCATGCACTACTATCAATCCTAGCGTCTTCTATGTCCAGATTGCTATTCCAGTTATAAATATTACCATCTGTATCATCATAACCAGTAAAGCGGACCAGTAAATCTCTATGCGCTTCTAATCCGCAGGTCGCAGTACCACTACCACCATTATAACTCTTGTCTAGACCATCACCACCACAATATAGATATTCAATACTTTTTAACGTTTGATAACCTTGATCTTTGTCTGTAAAATCTATTTCAGTAGACACGAAAGCTCGTATATCATATAAACGCGGTGTGAAGGTGCATGTGCCAGGATTAAGACCTGCTACTTCTGTTCTTACTTCTATTTGAGTGGTATCGGACCAACCATTTGAACTATTAAAGGAAGAAACCATTTCTGCACTGCCATCTGTTTGTACACTAACCGATGTAGTATCATTTGTAGTATTATTCGTACTATTATCAGTATTGTCAAAATCATCATTAAATGACCAAGTTTCATTTTTAAAAAAACAATTTTGTGTGCCATCCACAATTGCTGCGCGTGTAATGGTCCATGCATATGATATTGTCATTGTAGCAGAATCAACTTTATGGTCTGGGCGTAGCCATTTAGCTTTATAATATTTTGTTGTTGTTCCTGCATTTGTTTGAATCAATTGTATTTGCGCAAACGTACTTGTTTCATTGGCTAGTGGTGTATCAAATGCATTATCACCATTAGTCCAACTGTCTGTAGAAACATCTTCAACAGGTTTCATTCTAAATTTTTTAGGCATCTTGTGATATGCTCGCACTGCAAAACCATTTTTATAACTTTCATTGGCAGTATCAAAATTTGAAAAATCATCAGAATATACTGGCAAGAATCTGTCTAGGTTTCTATCATAAAAATGTGGATACGCAGTGCTAGAAATACTATGGATACCAGTCAGTGCAAACACTTCATCACCACGTATTTCATTTACAGGTATAGGAAATACAGTCATATTAGGTCTATAATCCTGCGAAGTGCTATTAGCGGTATAATTACCATACGATACTGGAAAGTATTTATTTGTGTCAGATGCTTTGGTTTGTGGTATTTCTATATAATCCCATGGTGATCTTTCTACCACCATCAAGGTAATAGTATCATTGTCATGCGACATATCCACTAGCCTTCCATTATAAATTTGAAGACAGTTAGATAATGTATTATCACTATTTAATTGACTGTAAATCTTTACAGTACGATTTAAATAAGTATTTGATCCACCAAATAATTCAGCAGAAAAATCATCACCTTTATAAGTAAAGTTTGCTAATTGTAGTGAAATATTGCCTGTTTTCGCACTACTGCGAGCTAGGTCCAATGAACTACGTATAGATAAGCTACGATTAATAATTGCGCCATGATAAAAATCTCCACCTACCTTTGTATCATTAAGTGCGATTGGTGTGAAGTTTGTTTCATCGCCATAATATAGTTGAACAATCCAATTTTCAACAAAATTTGTTGCTTTAGTTGCATTGCTATATACTGAAGGTAAGGTAAGACTCACGCAAGATTCCGATTCGTTGCTTTGTTGATTGCAGGTATAATATGGTCTATTACTGTCTCATCGACTAATGGTGCGGAAATGTTTACTGTTACTCCACCTGCATCGCCAGTACGATTCATCTGCGCTAAGTTCTGCACACCAATATTTTGAACCGCTTCTCTGCGCATGACAAACTCGCCTGCCTGTGCCATAATAGGTACGTTATCTTGACCTTGAACCACACCGCCATTTGCGAAGCGTTGTATTCCTCTATTCGTAATCAGTCCACCAGTATGCGCAAAGAAACTTGAAAGTAAATTTAATCCTGCACCCCCAACTGCATTACCAGATAATGCTAGTAACGATCCTACGGTTCTTAAAAACACACCAAACATTTGACCTGCGTCTTTTGTGTCTCCTTTTAAAGCAGACATTGCGCCTGCAAGCACATTAATGGACGCTGCAGCTTTTTGGCTACTATTACTTGTTGAATCAACATCACTACCTACATTATTAAGATCACTACCTACAGCACTAAGATCGTCTTTTAACTTAGCTAACACCGCATCAACATTACCTAACTCTGCAAACAACTTACGATTTTCCTCAACCATTTTAATTGTTGCTTCAATATTTTTTCTTTGGCCTTCTTCTGTTTGTGCAAACAAATTGATAAAAGTTTTTTGTCTATCTATACTAGCTTTGTTTTGCTCTTCCATCTCTTTAACAGCTTGTGCAGCCTTTTCTAATTCTGCGGTTAATAAGTTGTTAGCCTGCGCATTTCTTACAATTACCGATATTGCATTAGCCTGCTCCTTGGTCAATCCAACATAAAAATCGTTTGCAACCTGAAGAAACTTAGAATTTTCATCAATTGAAGCTGTATTTACGTCAAAACTGTTTTTTAAATTAGCTAACACCGCATCTTCGGCTTGAAGAACTTGACCTATTTCATTAATAACATCTAATCGTCTTTGTTGGGCTTCAACATTAGATTCAACATCTTCTTTTTCTGACTTTCTTGCTGTATTAACTAAAATCAGTGCATCTTGTAACTCTACAGAGCGATCTGTGGCTAGTTTTATATTGTCATTGCGCAGTTTTTCTGCTTCAGTAAGTCTATCTACTTCACTTTTTAATTTCCTTATTTCAGCCAACTGATCTAATACTGATTTTGATACAAGTTCGCCTGTTTCTGCAAAGACTGTCATTTGATCGCTAGCATCGGTTAAAGACATTAATTGCAATACTAATGATTTTTCCTGCTGATCTAAGGACTTTCTAAATTTCTCCATAGCAGTTTCTGCTTTACTGCTACTTGACTCCATTTCATTGGTAGCATCCGCAGCATTGGCTAATCTTTCAGCATACGCCTTCAAATCTTTTTCACCTTGCTTGATTTCTTTGTCAAACTCTTTTATTTCTTCAGTGAGATGATCAAATGTTCCCATAAGTTCGAATAGTTTATCAAATGCTAATCCAGCAATAGCCAGTAATGATCCTATACCTATTTTCTTTAATGCTACGCCAAATTTTAATGTAGTAATTGCTGCAAGATTTGCTTGAATTTTATATGCAAGAAAAGCACTGCTAACAAGACTGATTGCTAGCGCACCTTCTGCTAATTCTTTTTTGTTAATACCTTTTAAAAACTCCTGCGTAGCTTTTATTGCTTCCATCAATGATGGCATTAAAATATCACCTATTACAGCCTGCACTCTTACAATTTGATCTTGCATATTGCTCATAGCACCTGTAAAGGTTTCAGATAAACGCTCTGCACTACCTGCAATTCTTCCATCTGGATCAGCTAACGCATTAATCAGTGCTTTTCTAAACTCAGGTAGTGTGATTTTACTTAAATCTTTTATTCCTTGAGAATCTTTAATGATTTGAAGTATTCCTCTTTCTCTGAGTATATCTGCTGCCCCAGCTCCTCCCGCAAACGCACGACCCAGCGCACTTGCTGCTTCAGTAGCGTTAGTACCCATAAACGCAGCCAAATCAGTTAATGCGGATAGTGTAGCTTTTGAGTCTACACCAAATGCTTCTAACTGCGCACCTGCATTAACTACATCCTGGAGTTGGAATGGTGTGGTTGATGCTATCGCATTAAAGCGATCGAAGGCCGCTTCTGCGCCTTGGACACTGCCAGTCAATCCAACTAATCTAGTTTTAACATCTTCAAAACCAGATGATGCCTGTACAAATTTATTTACAAAAACAGTTGCGCCACCTAAAGCAAAACCATATACTAATAATCTATTTCTTAAACTTCCTAAACTACCAATTAGGCCATTGGTAGAGCCACGTAATCTATCGGCTGCCTTATTGTAATCTCTAGTATTCTTATCTAGGTCTTGAAAGTCTTTTGTAGCTCGTGAAAAGCCTTTGGTGCGAACTTCAATTATAAATTTTTTATCAGCCATTTTGTTTCTTTATATCTTCTGATTGGAGTGCATTAAATTCTTCATCTATAGCCGAAAAGATGACTAAACGGTGATAATCTGCTTCATCTATGTTATTTGCTAAAGGTAGATTGAATCGTTTCATAACCATATACTCCTCAAGCGCAAATACAGTCTCAGGCGTTAAGAAGTACGTTGAGTCGGCACAGAATACTAATGAATGATATAACGCAGCACCAAGCGTAAATTTCCCATCTTTGCTTTCATCTACGATACGCCAAATCTCATTCCATAGTTCATCTTCATCATACGTGATGGTTTGCTTGAGCGTTGGAGACTGCGCTTGGTATGGAAAATGCAGGTTGCGACTAGGCTGGCTTTTATAGCTCATCCACATCGCAACGCGGTGCATTATTACTTTTTTTGATTTACGTCCTTGTAAGCGTTATAGATACTCATTAACACTGTATCTATGTCATTATCATCCAGTTTACCTAATGACTTTTCTGGATCGGTAAATGCGTAGTTTAATATCCAATCTAATACATCAAAAAATTTAGCAGTATCAATCTCACCTTCTTTGGTGATTGCTTTTACTTCTAACTGATGTAACTGTCTACGCGCTTTAAAGGTTATTTCTGGTACATCAAATGTACCATTGTCTGTTTTTACTTTCATTTTGCATCCTAGAAAGATGAAAATGGCGTGATTTAAGAGATCGTGATTGAAATAATACTTGCTGATTCACTAGCTCCAAATGCTCTGAATGGTATGGTTTGTGTTAAGAAATCACCCACTTCTGGTTTGGAGTTATCTATCATTATATCTGGCAATGACAATGTAAAACCACTTGATTCTGCAATGTTCAATGCTACACCTGTGCTATCACCTTTAATTGCGCTAACTAAATCAAAAATAGCATCATCGCGTTTTACATTTAATGAGCCAGTGACTTCATATGGACCTGTCTGAACATAACCATATGGATCAAATGATGCACTTCCTGGCTGATAATGTACGCGAGCTAATGGTCTGGCAATGGTGATTTCCCAATTAGCAATCGTTAAGTCTTCAGCTGCAGAAGCAGTAGTAATATTATATGTATTTAAGTCAAAAATATTTTTAGGTGCGTCAGTATCCGCTGTTTTTTGACCAGATGTAAGAGCAAAATTCTTTTCTTCTGGTTGATACGCAGAGACAAATGTTGCTTCTACTACCATTTCACCACCATTAGTACCTACATCTTCTCTCATTGTCATTGATGTACAAAAACAACTTTTTATTACTACATCATTTGCGGTAGCATCAGAACCTGCATTTAAAAAAACAAGCATTGCTTGATCAGCACTATTTGAACCATCCTGCATAACTCCAGTATTGTCTTGCGCAGTTAGTGCAGAAGGACTAGCACCAACACCAAATAAAGGCAAGGTGCAAGATAAGACTGATGTAGGAGTTCCACGCATCGTCAAGGTTACTTCATATAATGCGTTATCGGGTCTATGATGACCTTGGTTTTCTATTTGTCCATAAATACCACTTCTAGGTGGAGCTACATCAATTGGCGCACTAGCATGTTCTATATTATAATCAGTAATTTGAAGTTGATTAAAAACATCAGTGCCAGCAGTCATTTCTGCACCAATTGCTACAGTGGTTGCTGGTTTTGCAACGAGAACTTCAACTTCACTGCGTGGTTGAAAATTTGATTCTAAAGCCATTACTTATCTTCCTTCTTAGATTTTTTAACAGGTTTGTCTATATTTTTTAAATAAGGTTCTATTTTTGCAGGTACTTCTTCAAACTCCACAATTAAACCTTTACATAACTTTCTATGTATGCTAGGTGCATCAAGACTATTAAAGTTTTCATCGTCTTTCAATTCTAAATACGATTCTTTTGCAATATATCTCATCCTATTATCTCCATTGCTGATACTACAGCAGTCATGTTTGCGCGCAATAAATCTGGATTGTCTTCATCGCGCTCATATACAGTGGAGTCGATGACAGCGTTATAAAACTGCCTTGTACCTGACTCACTGTAATTACGGTTATTGTATAAAAGTCTTTTCATTCGCTCTGCTACTAAGGCAACCTGCCTAAAACTTTCCTTGGTATAGTTACCTGCGAAATCCACTTGATAACTGATAAGGATTGTATAATCTCGAACCATGCCAGTATTAATCTGCTCATTAAGATCATCGGATACTGGCTCAATAAGAAAACTTTGATTGCCTTTATGCTCATCATAAAATATCTGTATCCCAAATTCATCTGCAATGATACTGTGAATATTGTCAATGACTCGATCATAGATGACATTGTTAAATGTGATTGCCATTATCTATAAATCTGTCCACTGCGCACAGTTCCGATTTGTATATCATCAGATTGGAAAGTAATGGACCACTCGTCATTTAGTGTATAAACACCAGCTTGGAATCGTATCGATGCGCCATATGCCAGTGGTTGGTAATCTCCATTCATTACTTCAGCGTCAACTGATTTATGCCTGCGCAATCCAGTATCATCTTTAGTAAAAACATCATATTTAACGGTACTTGCAGTACCAGGAGTAAATGTACCTGCTGTGCTGATTACAACGCGCACCTCATCGTAATCAGTGCTTGGTGGTCCAAACATTTTAATATCTTCGATGTATCCTGTACTGGATGCATTGACACTAATTTCTCTTATAACACCAGATTCACTGCGAAATGATGTTTCATTCCACATAACATAATCGCGTCTTTTTAACTTGGTAAGTAATCCTTCATCGCCTAATACACGTTCTTCAAGCTCGTCTGCTTTCTCTGGATCGCTACTACGAACTAAATCAGCGCAGGCGAGTATCGCATTGCAACGAATCACAATGAAATCATATGGCCTATCACTAGCACCTTGGTAATTTGAGTTACCGCGCTTATAGATGGGTCTATTTAAATAACTGCGCATGTGATCTGCTTGCTCTTTTACAACTCGATTCTTTAGGTCTTCCCAATCCTGACCTGCTTCAAATACGCTAGAGTTAAATGCACTAACAGAACTAGATGCAAGAAATACATCCACTGAGTCAGTGGATTCATTGTATTTAAATTCATTATCTGCGTTTGGAGTATCAGTAACCTTAGTAAGCTCTAGTCCATCTTTGTATAGATTTTCTATATATCCTGTATTATTAAGACGGTAGGTATCACTGCTTGGATTAGACCAATTGGACATTAGTACACGTTTGCGATCATAGCGATCTATATCACTAATTATTGCTTGTAAATCTGTGGTTATATTGCAAAATGCTGTTAAGTAACTCATGCTTGTGCTATCTCACTAGTTATACTATTAGTAGGTAATATGGTGACATCGGGTACATCAGCGCATATAATTAGTGCGATTATCGTTCCAATCGTAATATCAATATCTTGACGTGGGTCTTCCAATGTCTTGGCTAATTCTTTTAACTCATGCATTAAATTAATAAGATTATCAATTTTTTCTGAATCATCCATATTTCTGTACTATTTCACAATATTTCTCTGGAGTACCTTTACCTTTTGCAGTGTTATAGTAGGTCTTCCACTGTTTTGCCTGTTCTTCGAGCGTTCTAGGCAGTTTCTTTGGTATCCTGCGTAGATGTAATCTGCAAAATACAATCTGCGCTGCCAAATTCGTAGTAAGAATATACTCCCAGTCTTTTTCTCTTGGCGCAGTAAAATGTGACCAATCTAAATAACAGGCACTAGCAACAGACTTCATTAAGTCAGGTCGATACTGTAAATAGTTTTCAATTATATCTACCGCAACCCAAGGTTCACACTGATAAACACCGCGCGCTGGACCCTGTATCTGTTCTAGATAGATATATTTAGACTCTACCAAACCTATATTGTAAATGAACTCTGCTGCTTCAGGAGAATATAGGTCTATCTTCTGCAAGACACGCTTGATGAGTCCTTTCATTTGGTCTGGATTAATCATTTGCGCTTCATCTTTTTTATCATTTTCTTCTTTTTCTTTTTCTTTTTACCCATTTTACTTGATTTATGATATGGCATTATCTTGCACTCCTTACTTTACTTCTTGTTCGTTTACTATATCGTGCGCGTTGCTGACCTTTCTTGTTTGCGGCGCGCTTCAATCTATTCTCATATGCCTTTTGCGATTTGGTTAATCCTTTGCGGACACTGGCAGGTAAATACCGTCCACGCTTACTGCGCGGTTTCTTGGAATCGCTGGGTGTGACATAACCCCATTTCTGCTTGGTCCATTTACGTAAACTTTTCTGTGATTTCTTCAACGCCATTATCTATATCCACCACCTGCGCGTTTATATGCCAAGGCTAACATCTGGCTTTTTCTGGCAGACCAGGTTCCACTCCTGCCGCCCTTATTACCCGCCTTGATTCTATAAAACAATCTTTTTCTCAATGCAGGCTTGGTATAGTTGCCTGCTTCATTTACACGCGATTTACGTTTCCTCTTCATTTACCCACCTTCCTCATCGCACTTGTATGTGATTGACCAAAGGTTGCTCCTTTGCGCATTGCAGACACCATAGATCGTAAATGCTTTGCGGTGTGATGTCTTGCGTGTCCGCGCATTGCAGATACTTGTCGTTTACTTAATCCTGTTACACTAATTCCTTTTACTTTCATTACCATTTTACCTTGTTGGCCCAATACGCAGCACTCATTCTGCCTTTAGCAATATTGCGTGCATGACGCGCCTTAAATGACCTGCGCTTGGCCTTCATTCTGGCTGACTCACCTCGTTTGGGTTTACCAGCTGTTCTTGCTCCTTGCTGACCAAAGCGTATTAGTTTATACCTACCACCACTAGAAGCCATAACGACATGTGACTTAGTCTTATGACTTGGAGTTCGCTTTG